GTGACATTATTGACTACGGCAATCTTTATCGAAGTGGCGTGGAGAGCTATTCTTTTTCCATGGGAACAAGCAATGCAAGTGCATCATGGAATTGGGATGCTAAAAATGGATCGGGCAAGCCCTACGCGAGATATGTTCATGAAGGAGAAGGTACCAATATCACTGCTCGTCCATGGACAGACGAGCTTTATTATCCACAGAAGTTTGAAGCGAGTGACGTGCGCCTAGCATTGATGCGCAGAATCAAGATGGCCATGAGCAGCAAATGAAGATTGATTATTTGTGGAGCGCAGACAATACAGTGCATGCCATCAATTGCTTGGTTGATGGCGCCGCCTTGGAAGTGGGGATATTGTGCCTTGTTTCCTGCCGAGAAACCACCATTAGAATTAGCAACGACAATCATTCAATGCTGATTGAAGTGCCACCAGAATTTCGCTCTTCCCATGAGCGAGTGAAGGTGTTCAACGCATTGCTTAACATTCTTGATCATGAGCAAATACAGCTTTCTGGTTCAAACCAAAACTGAAGGTTATTTTGAGCTGCTGCCTGAAATTCGCCTGAAGAAATATGGCAGTTGGCTGGTTGCTGAATCCATTGAACAAGAAGAAATCAGCAAGCTGCAAAGTCAAGCTACCATTCGCGCCGTTCAGCTTGCCAAGCGCATTGCTGCATCGCGTGAGATCCCTCTTGACGAGGCTTTCGCGCTTCTGCAAGGCGGTGGTTCCATCACTGAAGCCGAACTGCTTTCTGAGTTCACCGAAGAGACTCTGAGCATGATCACGAGTGGCTCGTCGGTGGAAGCCACCAACGCTCGTATGGTCACTGCCTTCATTCGCTCTCGTGGACAGGGTCTCATTGATGGTGAATGGCAAGATTTGGGTGATTGGGAAATCGAAGACACCAAAAACCTGCCGCGCAAAGCCATTGCGAAAGTAGTGGAATTTATTGCCGAAGAGCAGAATGCTGAGACGCAGGAGGCTGTAGAAGCAAAAAAAGCGACGAAGAGGAATGGTCCTCAGTAGCAGAAAAGCTTGAAGCGCAAGCAAGGAGGCAGCTTAAGAGCCTGACGGATTGGAACGAAATCTATTTCAGGCTCTCAGCTTCTGATTTCAAAGACGAACGATGGCATGCGGATCAATTCGGTCTGCAGCCATTGTCTGATGTTAAGCGTGCATTGAAATATCTTGATCGTCATGACATTGCAAAATACAATGTGAGCAGCGTTGCCGTTGCCAAGCTTGGCACCATGGCAGCAGGAATGATGGCGGGCAAGAAGAGCAAGGTGAAGCCTGAAGATTTCTTGCCGTTTGACACAAAGCAACTCAAGAAAGAAGATGGCGTGACGGATGCGAGCTTGATAGTGCTGCAGCGTTTGATGAAGACGAGAAGAATGAATGGAAGAGTGATTGCTTTGCTTGCTGATGAACTAAAGGCTTTTGCTGGGCGCAATCAGGAGCAATGATTATAGAATGAAGGGAATGTAGTCGTAAAGGCAGATGGCTCAAGACGCCGAATTGAAGCTGAAGGTAAGTCTTGACCTTGCATTTTTTAGACAGCAAATAAGCACGATCAGCACGCAGCTTGCAGGGCAAGCCGTGCAGCTTAATGTTCAGTTCAACAAGAAAAGCATTACAGACCAGTATCGACTACTGGACAGGCACTTTGGTCGCAAAACTTTCAAGGTCAAAGTTGAAAGCAACACTCTTGATACCCTCGTTGAAAAAGTAGCGAAGTTCAAAGAGAATTTACAAAAACTCGAAAAAGAAAGCGTCAAGCTAAATGTTGAAATAGAAAGTAAGATTAAGGGGCAAGACGCTGCTGATGCGCGACGTAATTTAATTGCAAGCATCACGGGGCAGAAAGGGGCCGTCTTTATTCCCATTGAAGTGAAGCCGCCGCTCACTAAAAATATCAATGCAATTAGAAAAGACATCAAAGATCGGCTTTCGGGAATTGTTGTCGAAATTGAAGCAAAACTGAAAGGAGCCGCTGGTCTTGGTCAGGCGACGGGGGGAGCCTCAAAAGAAGCTGCAGGCAAGCGTCCTTCTTTTCTTGATTCGCCCGCGTATCAGGCGGAATTGCAAAAAATTGCAAAAGCCAATGCGCAATCATTGGCAAAAGCTGCAGCAACTTTGCCTTCGGGAAGGAATAGGCAGGAAGTTGAGAGATTGTTGCAGGCATTTCAGGCCCAAAATCCACAAGGAGCAAGCCGTTCGTCCGCGCTAGGGGCAATCAGGGAGTTGATTGCTCGCGGCAGGTATCAGCAAGGATTGGGTTTCGAGGCAAGTTTGCAACCGATTAGAGGGCAAAGACAAACAAGCGCTCCGCGTTCAATGCCCAACCTCAATCAGATGTTGGACAGAATTGCGAACCTCACGGAAAATCCTCGCGCAGCTCAACGCATGCTGCGCATGATGCCCGAAAACAGGCTCACCACTGATTTAATTGGCGCCGCGAACAGGCAAGCAGCATTCAAAGAAGCAGGGCCAGGAAAGTTTCTGGACTTAAGAGGAAAGGCTTTTGATCCGCTCTTGAAAGCGATTGCAGAAAGTTTTACTGATTACACAAAAAGCGTAAACGCATCTAATCCATGGGTGGGGAAAATTGGAGGTGGCATTACTCAGCTTATTGGCCGTGCTTTGACACAATCTCCAGAGCAGATGTTTGGAGGCAAGGCTCCCGTTGCTGGGGCGAAACTTCTGCCTGCCGCTGGTCAATCAAGCGCTTCTCGCATGACGAGGCAAATGTTTGCAGGGCTGCCTCCGTTGCAGGCTCCGGGCATTGGAATAGAAAATGCTCCCCTTAGCAGGGCGGCGACTTACATGCTCAACAAGGCGAACAGGGCGCTAGGTCTCCCCATTGGGCCGTCTTCTCCCCTTGGCTCAAGGGGCCAATTCCCCATGAGCGGCATGATGGGGCGTGGTTCAATGGGGCAATTCCCAATGGACGATTACTTGGCAATAGGTGGACCGTCTGCCATGGGACAAGCAAGGGCGGGATCAACACCGTGGCTTAACACGCTCCGTGGATCGACGGGATTCTTCCCTCATATCAAATCAAGTTTCCGTTTCCCAATGAACGGAATGATGGGACCATCGAGCCCATTGACGATCAATGCTCAAAGCAGCATGTTTGGTGGCGGCGGTGGCGCAGTACCTCCTGGTGGCGGAGGTGGCTTTGGTGGAATGGGAGGCCTGGGCGGTTTTGGACGCGCGATGGGCGGGATGGGAAATCTTCCTGGAGCAGGCACCATTAAAGAACTTGGCGGTGAATTTGCTTTTGCTACCAAGCAAGTTCTTTTGTTTGGTCAAGCATATAAGCTTTTGGCATTCGCTCAAGATTTTCCCGCGCAAGTAAGCGCAGCAGTCAGTCAGTTGCAAAGCTTTAGAAATACACTGTTAAGTGTCACTGGCAGTGCTGGCGCCGCCGCAGACGCAAATGAATTTATATTGGCTGCTGTAGAGAAATACAGCATCCCACTTCAGTCTGCGCGAGATGGTTTTACGAAACTATTTGCATCCATGGAGCCGGCAGGATTTGCTGCCGGAGAAATTCAAAATCTATTCCTTGGTATTAGCAAGGCGGCGGCTACTTATGGCATGAGTGCCGATAAGGTGGACCGCGTTAATTATGCGTTTGCTCAAATGGCCAGCAAAGGCCAAGTGATGAGCGAAGAATTAAAGGGGCAGTTGGGCGACGTTCTTCCTGGCGCCATGGGTATTTTTGCTAAAGCTGCTGGGTTTGAAGGACCAGATGCCATTCAGAAATTTGGCAAGGCTTTAGAAGACGGCGAATACAAAGGCGGCAAAATGCGGGAGTTGTTACGTAATGTTGCAAATGAAATGAACAAGGAATTTGGGCCTGGCGCAGAGGGTGCCGCCCGTACATTCCAAGGCGCCATTAATCGCATGCAAACAGCAACTGCAAAGCTTTATGAGAGCCTTGAGCCTGCTGCTATTGGCGTGATGAACGCAGTGATGGTTCCATTTGTTCAAACATTGAAAAATGCTACGGACGGCATCAATGCCTATTTCAGTGGGCAGGAAGCCGCAACGCCCGCCGCCCAAGTCTTTGCCGACATCCTTAAAACACTTGTGCCAACTTTAACTGGAATTGGAGAAAACCTTAAGTACGTTTTCCAGCAAGTAACAGTATTAATCCAAGGCTTCGGCGCTTTCGCCCTGCAAGTCGGAAGGCTTCTTGCCCTTCCCATTGTTCGTTATCTTGCTGGCGCTTACGTTCAAACACTTCTCTTGACAACTGCATTTAAGGCGCTTGCTACGAGCGGACTTGGTGCCGCTCTCGCTGCCATCGCTCGTTTTATTGCACAAGGAGTTGTTTATGCGCAAGTGACACTAGGTATGCGCGTGGCAACGCAGCAAACAACAGTGGCAATGTATCAATTTGGCACTGCAGTGCAAACCGTCATGATTAAGAGCGTAATTGGTATTGCGCTTGTTGCAATTGGCGCTTTAATTGCAAAGTTTGTTGAGCTGCAAAATGCAATGGCTTCTGTCTCCGGTCAGTCAAAGCAAATGCAAGACGCCGCAAAAGCATCTGCCAAGCTCGGTGATGTTGCTGGCGTTAAAGAGGCAATCGGGAACATGGAAGATAGAGTGCAAACCTATAAGAGGCTGAAGGGGCAGCTTGATAAGGTTATTGGCGACGAGAAAACTTACGGTTTTTACAGGGAAATTCCATCTGCGCTAGCGGGGGAGCTGATGTCGCTGGGCCTCATCGTTGAAAGTTCCATGAAAAAAGTTGGGGCAGGATACAAGGTTAAAATAGGAGACCTGCGTGACGCTTATAATCTTGCGACAAAGAATGTTTCTGAATTCAACAAGGCTGTTGATAGCTCTCAAGATCTCGTTGGTCAAGCTCAAAAGAAGAACCAACAGCTACAGCAGCAAGGAATCACAGGTGCTGAAACTCCAGACGAGGCTGCTCTTAAAAAAGCTCAGCAAGCAGCCGAAAAAGCAGCCAATCAGCAGCAGCAGCTTGCAATGGATGCGGCTAAGCGTCAAAATGATTTAGACAAGGCTCGCTTTGAGCACTTAATCACCATGAATGAAAGTGATTTTGACCATTGGAAATCACTGCAAGACGACAAATTTAACTACGAAATTGCTGGCATGAATTCCATTGAAGCTCGCCAGCGTAAGTTCCAAAAGGATTTACAAGACATTGAAATTCGCCGCATTGAAACAATTAGAAAAGCAGAACTAGAAACCGCAAAAGCAGTGCAGGAATCACAGGCCGCCGCCCGTGTGTCCGCTGCAGCAGGAGGAGGAGTTACCGGCCTATACCAAGGCAGCACAGGCATTTCTAGCGGGGCTCACTTTGATATTAGAAGGGCCGACCGCAGTCGCATCACTGAAGCAGAGGCTCGCGCATTGCTTGATCCAAGCGTAAGCCGTCAATTGCAGATGACAAGCGGCTATGGGCGTCGTGTCCCTCCAGTACCTGGAGCTAGTTCGTTCCATGCAGGCATTGATCTTGCAGGTCCAGCGAACACGCCATTAAATCTCGCTCCTGGTTACTCTCTACAAGGAGTGGGCCTAGAAGGTGGACTTGGCTACACAGCCAACGTTCGCGGCCCCCAGGGAGAGATGTATAAAGTGGGGCATTTGCAGCCGCCTGGCGCTTCGTACACTCGCCAACGCCGCGCCGAAGGAGCTGGCGGAAAACAAGACGTAACGCAAGTAAATGCAACATATAAAGCTACAGAGCAATTGACAAATGTTCAAAATGCTTACGATCTAGCGCTCAAGCAAACTGCCACGACAATCAAAAGCAATGTTGCAAGCATCTTCCCTGTTGCGGAGCTTCAGCTTGAAACTTCGCTAATGAAAATTAGGAACCAGCTTCAACTGCAGGGCATGCCTGCGGAATACATTAAATACAAAGAGGAATTGTTTAAGGCAGAATACGAGGCTGCCGAAGCTGTTAAAAATCACCAAGAAAACATTTCAGAGTTTGAGCGGACACGTGACGCATATACGAAGAAGCAGCAAGAAGGAGTGGAACTAACTGCAAAGGAGAGGCAAGAGCTTGATTATTTGAACAAGCAAATTGCCTTGAATAAAGAAGGCATGGCGGCGCTGACTGAGCAACAAAAAGCGTACAATATTGCCGCTCTTGAAAGCGCCATTGCGACCATGAAGCAAGCCGATGCACTCAAGGCAATGGAAGAAGTGTCTGGGCGCATCAATGATGCAGTAGAAGGCGTCACTGATACGTACAAGAGTATGTTCAAAGAGATTGCCATGGGCGGAGATTCAGTGGAAGCACTGAAGAAAGCTCAGCAAGCATTGGCGGATCAATTCCTGACAATGGTCTTTGACATGGCAATGAAGCCCGTGGAAGAATCCATGAAGAACACTCTTAGTAAGATGTTTGGCGTGCCCACTGAGAAAGAAAAGAGAGAAGAAAGTATTAAAAAAATGGAGGAGCAACTCACTCAGTTAAAACTCATTGAAGCCAACACTGCCGTGACTGCCGGAAAAGTACCAGCATCTGGAGCCACTCCATCTACTGCTCCTGTCCCTGGTCAAACAACAGCGGCTGGGACTACTGGCGGATTCTTAACTGGCACCGCCGCGCTTCAAACCCTCCCCTTCGACGGTCAAACAAGCGGCATGCTTCAAACACTGCCCTTCAATGGAGAGAGCGGATTCTTATCTTCTCTCGGAATTAATAGCGAAGATATGGCTGCGTCAATGGCTGAAAGCGCTGGTGCTTTCTCTGAGCAACTTGGAAAAGTAGACGCTTCAGTGTTTGAAAGTGCAAATGCTCTTGGCACTGCTGGTACAGAGTTAGGGAAAGAAGGGGCTGCTGGCAAGAAGTGGCACGAAAGTCTTGGGCAGGCAGTTGGCGGGCTCGGCATGGCCGCTGGCGCTGTCATGGGCATTGTGGCAGGCATCAATCAAATCAAAGAAGGAGGCACGTCTAACGTGCTGGGTGGCATTGGCATGATTGCTTCCATGGCTGGAAGTCTGCTTGGAAGCTTTGGAGGCCTGTTTGGCGGAGGGGCAGGAGCAAGCAGCATTGTTCAAGGCGTAGACATGCCAGTTTCTCAAATGCCGGCTGGTATGGCATTCGCAAATGGTGGCATTGCTTTTGGTGGATTCCGCGCCTTTGCCAATGGTGGCACAGTCAGTGGCCCCACTCTCGGTCTTGTAGGCGAAGGCAAGTACAACGAAGCAGTTGTGCCCCTTCCTGATGGCCGTTCCATCCCCGTGCAGCTCGGCGGACGCTCCGCTCGCGACATGATGGGCGGCAATGCCCCAGGTATGCCTCAGGCGCCTTCTCTCAGCATGAAGTTTGAAACTACTAAGATCAATGGCGTAGAATACGTTAGCCGCGAACAATTAGAGCAAGCAATGGCAGAAACTCGTCGTGCTTCCATCGCTGGTGGTGCTCAACGAGGCATGTCAATGACCTTAGATAAGATTAAGCAAAGTCCCTCCACTCGCTCTAGTATTGGTATCCGCTGATGGCAATATTTCCTTCCATTAGGCCAACTGGACGTTCTTATTCTCCAGGGCAATTTCCCATTAAAACCTATCGCGGGCTTTCTGGCGCTACTGTTAAACGAGTGTTTGGCAATCGCTCATTTGGCCATGCCATTGATTTGCAGTTTGAAAACATTTCCGATGCCAATACGAAAGCCATTCTTGATCATTACTATGGCCAATATGGCAGCTATGCTCGTTTCACTCTTCCTGATGCAGTGTTTTCCGGAACTTCTTCTGCGTTGAAAGGAATTTTGCAGGCGCCCGCTAACATCCTTTGGGAATACGCTGAGCCTCCACAAGTGGAAAGCGTATTCAATGGGCGTAGCACTGTTACAGTGAGGCTCATTGGCGAGCTTGATTATTCTGGCGCTTGATTATGACTGCCACCACTATTCACATTGCCAATTTTGCTTCCATTGAAACGCCGCCAACAGAAAAGGCGCCACAAGGACGACAGCATTTATACCAAAACTATTTTTTTGGCAAAGATTTTGCCGCTGTAGCAGTGCCTGGCACTGCTTCGCCGGTATATCGTTTTGCGCCATTTCGCGTTGAAGGGGCATTGGCATCATTGAATGGAGACAATAATATATTGCGACTACTATTTCCCCATAGCGAATTTACCGTAGCGATGGTAGAGGAAGGCGAAGGAAATAGGCTTAGCCAGCTTTCTCTTAAGACAGTGTGGATGGCAAGCACTGGTAATATTACAGACTACGCATCGTATAGTCTTGCTTCTGCAACGGCGCAATATGAAGAGTTTTACGTGGGCGTAGGAGCTTCGTTTGATGACACAACCGTTGAGCTTCGATTTCGCTCTTCCATGGATAGCGTAGGAGCAAGTTTTCCTCGTCGTACATTCACATCTAAAAATGTTGGCATTTTGCCATTGAACGCAGAAGTGAGCTTGCGATGAATGATTTAATTGGCTTGCAATATGAATGGGGGGCAAGTCCCGATGATAACAATGGCAAGTCAGATTGCTTTCAACTCTGTTGCGCAATTAGACGAAGACTAGGGCTAAAAGATTACGCGCCGTCTTTTGCATGGGCATACGAACAATACGACGAAAAAAGTTTTTCTTGGCGATTGCTAGTGCGATGGTTAAAGCAAAACTGCTTTCCCGTCAATTCGTTGCAAGATGGTGACGTGGGGATGCTTATTGGTGAAGCGGCGCTTGCTACGGCAGCAAACGGACGCATTTTTTGCATAGCCCCTGGAGGAAGAAGCGTTAGCATTGAATACAGCGAAAGCGTATTATCATACGCACATTGGTTTAGGCCGAAATAGCGATGCGAAAGCTTCTTCCTTACGAGCGAGCCTTGATTGATGCTCTGCAAATTTCGGAAGAAGAGTATTGGCAATTTTACTTAGCGCGATTAAATTATTGCGATCCCAAAGAAGGTACAATTTTTGACATTAGAAATGAACCCGTAAGTACAATTGCTCTTGTGCTTTCTATTGTTGGCACGCTTGCTCAAGTTGCCGCTGCATTATTGGCGCCAAAACCAGAACAGCAGCAAACAATGGGACGACAGTCCCGTAATCAATTCTTCGCTCCACGGTACGGCTTCAATTCGTTTCAAGAAGTGGCCCGCTATGGAGAGCCTATCAATCTCATTTATACCAACATTGACGAAAACAAGCTAGCAGGAGGATTGCGCGTTAACACTTCTCTTGTTTGGTCTGCAGTGCATAGTTTTGGCACTAGCCAGTACATGCAGATGTTGACAGTCATAGGTGCTGGTCCCATTCAAAGTTTTGATTATGGTCGCACTGCGTTTGGTCAAACCCCACTTAGGGACTTGGCTTCGCAGCGCTATTTTCTTTACGCCAACGAAGATCAGGGCAGGCTTTTCTTCAAAGACAGAAAGCTGCCCACTGATGTACGAGCAGAAGACGATCCAGTTTATACCACTGGCAATGCCGATCTTTGCACTGTCATTACCAATGGGCAAAATAGAACACAAGGTTATAGCCAAGCTTTCTCCCCTACAACTAGTTCTTCACTAGGACTGTACGACGTTGTGCCATTGCGAGTGCAAGTAGAAGATAGAGATGATGAAGGCAATTTAAAGCAAGACTCCTTAGGCATTAACGTGCCACAGTCGGTTCTCAATGGTTTTCCCGTGCAAGGCAGAGGGATTTATTGGCCTAACACATGGCCGACCACTGGAGTGAGACCAGCTCTTCCAAAGGGTAGTTTGCTTTTTGTTGTTTTTAGTGAAGATGACAATAAGCCTACTGATCAAGTGGAACGTGCGGCTATTGATTTAAGAAGCGCTTATATCAACACCTTTGATCCTGCTAGCACTTATAAGATTGGCGCGGCGAAGTTTAAATTACGTGCGGATAATATTCAAAACGGGAGCGACATTGAAGGCACTTTTGTTTTTGAATGCGTCGAAAGCGGAGTGCTTTGCGAAGAGGATTATGGCACTAGGCGTTATCAAGAAAACGAGCAGGATCTAAGGAGGCAAAAGCGAGAAGCTGAAAACACGATCAGCACTCTTAATACGGAAAAAAGCGCTGCATTTGCAGAGCGATTTAAAGGGCCTGGAGCTGATAAGATCGCAGCTTTTGATGCTGAGCTAGAGGAAATTGACAATGCCATTGAAAGTGCCACCGCCATCTTGAAAGGCAATCTTACGGGCAGCGAACTTTTGAATGTCATTAAAGAAGAGGGGGTCTTTAAAGGCATTAGGCTTGCCATTGATCAGCTTGAAAATGACATTAAAAGCGCAAACGATAAGATAGATGCTGCAGAAAATACAATTGGCACCATTAGGGATACTCCCGCTGGAAGCAGAACTAATGCACAAAAGCGTCAGCTCCAAGATGCAAAAGAAGAAAAGGTAAAACAAATTGCAGTCAAGCGTGCCAAGAAGGGAGAACTAAAAGACCAGTATTCACGCCTTACCACTCGTGCCATTGAACAGGGTCTTTACGATGGTGCGAAAAATACTGATCTTAGAGAAGAGCGTAAAAAGTTAAAAGCTAGACGGCGCAATCTTACGAAAAAAAGAGCCGAAGTTGCAAGCAATGTCGAGCGGGATTCCAGCGCTGAAAACGCAGCTC